TAGTTCCCTATCTCCAGAGAATCGAGAAAATGCTATCAGGTATGCTGGTCAGAAAGCCAGTAAGACTTGATGATGTATCTGATCTGGTTAGAGAACAGTTATTTGATGTTGATTTAGAGGGTAATGATTTAAATATCTGGCTTTATCAGACTGCAAGAACTGTTGTTTCATTTGGACATTGTGGTGTTTTGGTAGATGCACCAAAAGAAGGCGAGAAGGCCAGACCCTACTGGGTGACATATAAGCCATCAGACATATTAGGCTGGAGGACTGAGATCATAGATGGTGCAAGGGAACTCACACAGGTACGTTTATTGGAAAGAGTTGTTGAGCCAGATGGTGCGTATGGTGAGAAGGTCATATCTCAGATCAGAGTGCTAGAACGTGGTAGATACGAAATCCACAGAAAAGACGAAAAGAAGGGTGAATATAAGATGTTTGAAGAGGGTGACATGAGCCTTAAAGACAAGATTCCCTTTGCTGTTGCTTATTCCAACAGAGTCGGATTCTATGAAAGCCGCAGTCCTTTGTATGACATTGCAGAGCTAAACCTTAAGCATTACCAGATCCAGTCTGACTTAGACAACATCTTGCACATTAGTTCTGTTCCATTACTTGCAGTCTTTGGCTATCCAAACGCAGATGAGATAACAACAGGGCCAAGTGAGGCACTATCACTGCCACCTGAGTCACGCATGGAATATATCAGCCCATCAGGGGATAGTTATGATAGCCAGTTCAAAAGGCTTGATGATATTAAGGATCAGATCAATACATTATCGCTTGCAGCTGTTCTTGGTCAGAAGTTAGTAGGAGAGACAGCAGAGGCCAAGCAAATAGACCGATCTCAAAATGACAGCACAATGATGGTTGTTGCACAGCAAATGCAAGACCTGATTGATAACTGTTTGAAGTTCCATAGCGAATATCTTAATGAACCAAATGCTGGTAGCTGCTTTGTTAACAGAGACTTTGTTTCTGCAAGGTTACAGCCTCAAGAGATTACAAGCCTACTTTCATTGTTCACAGCTGGCACTATCAGTCAGGAGACATTGTTAAATCAACTATCAGCTGGTGAGATACTTGGTGATGACTTTGATGTTGAGGAAGAGATTGAAAGCACACAGCAAGGAGGTCTTACAGAAGTAGAACCACCAGAAGAACCTGATGAAGAACCAGAAGAGGAGGAGGAAGAGGGAGAAGAATGATAGATGAGTATTCCAGAGGTATTTTTTAGGGAAACTATAGATGTTGGAAGGTTTAGCAATGCCTTAGCAACAAAATATGTGCAAAACTATGCGGTAATCATTCTTACTGCAACTGATAAATTAAAAAAGATTGACCTTAGACAGCAAAAAGCAGCGGAGGGAGTTGTTATAGCACCGCAAACTAGGAAAAGATTAAGAGCCATAATTGCTCAATCGAAGGCGAGTATGGATAAATGGTCAAAGGAAACAACAAAAGGCATGATTAAGGAAATAGCAGATTTTGCAGAAGTACAGACTTCATTTATTGAAAACGAATTAAAAAAGGCTGTTAAATCAGGCAATATTCCAATTAACTCTGTAGCTGTTAATAAAAAATATGCAAGTTCTTTTATTAAGACAGATCCTACTGAAATAAATATTTTTACCAGCAAACAGTTTACAGAAGATGACTTTAAAAACTTTGGCTCAGGAAAGTTTGAACTTACTGCAAGGCAAGGGGCAATGCAGACATTACCTAATGGACAAACAGTAGAGAAAGCATTTAGAGGTATAGCAAAAAACCAGCAAGATATACTTGCAACAAATATAAGGGCTGGAGTATTTAGTGGAGAGTCAACAGCAGAGATAGCTAGACGTATGGCTGGCAGATTAGACTTTGACAAAATAGGTAATGCAAGACAGATTGCGGCTGCTGGAGGTCAATCAATAAAGGTCGCTGCAAATCAAATACAAACAATAGTCAGAACATCTGTAAACCAAGTACAAAATCAGGCATCACAGGCTGTTTATGCAGCTAACAGCAAAGTTGCACCTAAATATGAATATGTTGCAACACTGGATTCAAGAACTAGCGGGATATGCAAAAGGCTTGATGGTAGGAAGTTTGAATATAATAAAGGCCCTACACCACCACAGCATTTCAACTGCCGATCTACTACTGTTCCTGTTGTTGATTACGAAGGACTTAGTAAAAGAAAGGGATTTGAGGACCTAAAGCCCCCACCCAAAAGCAAAGTTGTTACCCGACCAACAGGAGAGGGGACTGGTAGAGTACCACAGGACACTCAGTATGGTGACTGGCTTTTAGGGCAAGATAAGAAACTAAAGATTAAGACTTTGGGTAATGAACAGAAGGTTAAATATTTTGAACGCTTGGCAAAAAAGGAAGGGTCAGGACAGAAGGCTATAAGAAAGATGATTAGAGAAGATGGTAGTGAAAGAAGTCTTGCTGATTTACAAAAGTTGTATGGCAAGCCCAGCAACATAACTATTAGAACGACTACTCCCAAGCCTGTTACTAAAGGTGTGGAGTTCAAGAGGAGGTTAGTTGATTCAAGTCCTGATCAATTAAGAAAAGATGGAAAAGCATTGATGAACGAAATAGGTGGTTTAGATACAGTAAAACTTAAAAAATTAAATGAAGAGTTTAGATTAGCTGCGGCAAAGACTGGCTCTAATCTTAAGCCAGAGTTAGCAGAAAAACTGGCGGCAGACTTTGAAAAAGCTAAAAGTAAATATTTAAAATATCGTGATGAAATAACAAAAAATTTAGAAAAATTAAAAAATAAAATGCTTGAAACTCCTTTAAGTCAAAGTCAAATAGATACATTTGTGAAAAATACAAAGATAACTACTTTTAATGCTGCTCAAAAAACACAGTTAAGAGGGTATTTAAATGAATATATAAGAATGTTTAATGGTAATGGTTTTATTGCCGCACCAAATGGAGTTCCCCCTATTACAAAAATTGGAAAAGCTCAGAGGGCATCAAATAGTTACTGGAAAGGTCAGATGTCAACAAGTCTTAAACGTGGTAATGCAGTAAGTAAATCAACTACTTTTCATGAGATAACGCACTCAGTAGAGGTTATGAACCCAAAACTAAATAATTATATGAATGAGTGGAAATTTAAAAAAGGATTTGCTGATAAGTCAAAGATACAAGACGTTATTCATAACAAAAAAGCTTACGCACAGTCTGGTGCATCTGATTTGGCGGCTGGAAAACCAGTTTACAAACTCAAAGATATTACAAATGTCCCATATGATGCTCATGAAAAAGCATTTGTAAATAAATATATGGATCCTTATATGGGTAAAATTTATGATGCAGATAAGTTTGTTAAAAACTTTGGAATAGAAGGCGCACCAGAGGCATCTGAAGTTTTGACAATGACAGTTCAACAATTTGCTGACATTGAAAATATGCAGAAGTTACTTAGTGAACACCCAGATATTTTTGAACTAATTGTGGGTATGTCTAGGGCAAAGGGTCTGTAGAGAACCCAGTGGGATAGCTTTGTAAATCTTTGACTGCTTGTAGTCTTGCTTTCTCTGGTATTTTTATATTTGACAACCCAACTGAATCAATGGCTGCATTTATAACATCTGCAATATCACATTTGTCTTTATCAAATAAATGACCATGCACTCCAAATAGTCCCTCTCTTACATCATTATTCCAAAAGTCAACGGCATCTTTTGAACCTATAGCTTTTGCTGTTTTCTTAGAATGTTGAATCTCAATTTCCCCCAATGGGGTGGTGACGGTTATAGTAAGCATAATTTAAGTCTACTGCTAAAAGACTCAAAAGGAAGTAATATAAAGACAGCTACTTTTAAACATCATGGCTCCAATGGGGAAAGGGACTTATGGTTCTAAGGTCGGTAGACCACCAAAAAAGAAAAAAGTTAAAAAAGGAGGCAAAAAATAATGGGTTATCAGTTTACAAAACAAGGTGAAGAACCTAAGAAAGCCAAAAAGAAAACCAAAAAGTGAAAAGAAAATTCCGCAAGGTAGCGAAAGATAAAAAAACTGGCGTTGCTAAGAAATACCTTAGTGGGGCTAAGAACAAAGGCGCAAAAGCAGCTGAGATTAAACGCACTGCGGAAGCTTACAAAAGAGGTGAGTTTATTGATATAAAGGCAGTATCTAAATCACGCACAAAACAAGATGGCTCCAAAAAGAAAACCACTAAGCGAAAAAGTAAAAAGTAGCTTAAAGAAAAAGGCAGAGGGTACTAAGTTTAAATATGGCGAACTTGCTGCTGTATATAGAAAAGGACAAGGTGCTTATTTGTCATCTGGTTCCAGAAACGTGCCTATGGCTGCGTGGGCTATGGGTCGAGTTAATAGCTATATGAGGGGTGACAAAGCTAGAACTGCTGATATGGCTATTTATAGAAGATACAGAAAATGAGTATTAAAAAAGGTGGACATACATTTGAAAGAGTTGATAAGCCTATTAGAACTCCAAACCATAAAAGCGGCAAAAGTCATGCTGTAGTTATCAAACAAGGTGATGGATATAAGTTGATTCGTTTTGGTATGCAAGGAGCAAGAACTAAACCCCCAAGAAAAGGCGAAAGTGCAGCGGATAAGGCAAAACGCAAAAGTTTTAAGGCTCGACACGCTAAAAATATTGCAAAAGGTAAGACCTCTGCGGCTTATTGGGCTGACAAAGTAAAATGGTAAGTTATTATTTATATTAATTATTGTTAAAATTTTTTTATGGCAGACGAAGTAATCAAGCCTGATAATTCAGCGGAAATGGCTGCATTGAAGGCAGAAGTTGAAAGACTAAGAAAATCTAACACTGAAATATTAGATGATTACAAGAAAGCTAAGGAAGCTGCAAAAGCTGTACCTCAAGATGTAGATGTTAATGCTTTAATT